GAGCACATGCTCAGCATTGGTGAGAGGCTCCTCGACGGCTCGCACACCATTGTGTCGAAAGACACTGTCCGCACAGTTCTCCGATCTCTAGGTCTGCAGGTGTACATCGAGAAGTGGCTACAGATCATCGAGCGGTGCACCGGCATCCTACCGCCATGTCCCGGGCCTGTCGTCCTCGAGCGCCTGGACACACTCTTCACGGAGCTACAAAGGCCGTTCCGGGCTCATAAGCTAGCAACACGTCGCAATTTCCTGAACTACAACTACGTGTTCTGTCGACTCTTCCAGCTTATGGGGTGTGCCAAGTTCTGTATGTTCTTTCCTCTCATCCGATCCAAGGCGAAGCTGGGCGCACTCGACGATATGTGGCGCCCGATGGCGGCTAGTTTAGGTTGGCAGGTGCCGCCGCTTCAACAGGTGGCATCATTTTCTGTACGACTTGCGAAGCCCTCTGCTTTACTACAGACGCTAAAAGAGCGATGCGCGTCTTTAAAGCCGGTTGTGCCTCGAACAATGCCAAAGAGAATGGAAGTCCGTACGTTGGATCGTCAGCCATCAGTGTTGTACCTACCTGTGCGAGCAGTACGCCGTTCAATCCCACCTGAACAAAGACCTCAAACACTGTCTCTGCGATTGAAGCGGAAGCGGAATGCGGTGGCATAACCGCCTCGAGCCCCGAGCCGAGTGCGATGCCAATTGCCATGTGCGTGGTGGAGATCTGGATTGCACGAGCGGCCATCGTCACTTGGTGATATCTTTAGAAAGTCTATCGGGGACGTTCTGTCTGGAAGTACTGATACGGGTGTGGCATGATGTCTTTCACACCCAGTAGCTCGGTACCGCTTCGAGGTCCATTGCCGCCTGCGACCATTGTGCTTCCGAGCTGTGCCTGGCGCCAATACTCGACAGATCCCATGCTAAAGGGTCCTGGGTCAATTGCCTTCCACCACCCAAGCATAGAAAGTGGATCCACTTCGCATTCAGGGCACGTGTTCACTACCATCACTTCGTTGTCCTCTGTGTATGCGTTGATAATCTGTGCAAATGCATCTTTAGTCAAGAAGCTTCCAAAGTCTTCCCATAGAGCTTCGAGCTGTCCCTGTTGTATACACTTCATCATGAAGCAGTAGTCTGTGTTACCGCGAAGTGTGGGGGTGATAGCCTTAGCGTATTGCGTGGTGATGAGCACAAAGAGTCGGTAGTGCCGACCCGCGACGAAGAGCTCCATGAGAGCCTCGTCATACTTGAGCCGCTGGTCACTAATGACGTCATCGAGTAAGATAAAGAACGGTGCCTCTCTGTCCTTCTCCTCCTCTGTCTTATTGATGTCGTTTAAGATACCCTTCTGTCGCTTGAAGACGGCCTGTAAAATCTCCGGGTTGTACTTGTTGAAAATGTACTTCTCTGGTACGTATTGGCGCCAAAACTTATTCAGTTCGTCTGTCTGGCTGATAACTAATCCTGCTGCGAACTTATCTTTAAATAAGTACATTATGTTGCGGAACACCCACGTTTTCCCCGTACGGCGCTTACCGACTGCAACTACAGTGGCATCTATCTTCATTTGAGAGGGGTCGAACTCTGGTAATTCCGGTAGCTGTACTTCGGCATACAAGTCACTAATTAGTACCGGCATAAGCCCGTGCTTCCCGAACGCCATACCACCCGGTGTGTCTCCGTAATCTTTGGTGCGTGGGGTCACGCCCATACCGTCATCATCCCCAGGCACCACATTCTCCTTATCAGACTCCTTCGCCTTTTTACCACTCTTGTCGGGCTTTTCTTCCTGCCTCGCAACCACCATGCTAACCTACCATTGGCTCAGAAAACTGCGCTGTGTAGTCGGCAGTTGGCTGCACGCACGAGGTTTGCTGTGTGTATGGCATGGCAAATGCGTAGCTGCTTGACTGGAAAGATGGCACCGACGTCTTCTGTGCCAGCGCGGTACGCTGACACACGACCTGGATGTCCTCGAATGACCAGTGGATGCCGAACTTATCGCCCCCGACGCCTGTATAGACCTGGTTAGCAAACATCGTCGCTGCTACTACGTCACCGGCCTGTACCGCACCACTCGGGATGACAGCACCAGTGTGGTCACACACGTTGATCGTGCGGGCATACCTACCACCGCAACCATCCCATGCGTACTTGCCTGCGGACATCTGCACGCTGTGTCCAGCCAGAACACCCGACACCTTGTCGTACTTTGGACGCACTGTCCTTATCTGCAGCATCTTGGCCTCTTCGCGTGACAGGTTCTTGCGCCCGAGAATCTTCAGCTGGTTAGCCTGTACAAAGTCAAGTAGGCGGTTGTCCACTGCTTCCATCAGATTAGAGAACGCAACGAAGCCTTCATTTGGCGACTCGTTGATCTGGGTGTCGCACAGGTCCAGTGTGAACTTAGCCTTCGAGATGTCAGTCGGCCCCCACATAGTGCCGAAGTTGCCGTCTCCTGTCACGCGTGGCCAGTTGGTCACACACGCGGGGCTCACAAGAGCGACGTCTGCTGCACTCGGCCCGACATGCATGTGGATAGAAGGCTTGCCGTGCCGATCGGTGCCGAGCGAGAAACTGATGTCCTCGGCCTTGAGCTCCGTGTAATTAGTGTATTTCAACGCCATGCTTATGAGAAGTAGCGCTGTGGAGGAGTGGGAGCGGTGCTGCCGAGATACTCATGCCTTAGAAAAAGGACAGCGTCCGCAGTAGGCAGAAATCCCAACTTCTCTGTATTTGAGGGGAGCGCGACCGAGCCGTGTGAAGTCTGAAACTGTGTGAATTGCTTTCGCTCTTTCATGAGTAAACCATCACGGTCCGTTATCGAACCGTTGAACTTTGGAATACCATGTCCGTACTTCTGCATACCCACATCACGGCGACGCACCTCTGGAGCACACACAGTAACTGCTGGTGTTTCACCCGACACTTCTCCAACGAACGGTGCCATGCTCATATCGCCCCGTGGCAGCGGTCTAGCACACCACCAATCCATGTTATCACTGGCACGCATTTGTGTACCTCCACGCCCGACTGACATGCTTATAGCATACTATGCCTAGAAATACTCACAGCCGTTTGAGTGCGGCTGGTGGAGTTTCGGGTGGCACTCCTAAGACATCAGATGCCTTGTCTGTGAGTGACTCGCATCTCCTCTTAGCACACGGCTCGTCAACATCAAAGTCGTGCTCTGGTGATGGTGGTGGCAGCTCTAACTCAGATCGGTCCCAGAACGTGTAGTTCACGTGCGTAGCCATCGATTGCTTCACCGCCTGCTCTATCTCCAGCTTCTCGTCTGCAGAGAACGGAGGTGGAGACGTAGCCATACGCTGCATTGCCGAGAAGAACTTGAGGTAGTGCGGCATCACGGTCTCGTGCAGCTCGTTATCGCGCGACACTCGGTAAATCTTGTAACCTTCCGGTGCCCATGTGATGAAGTCACACCAGGCGCGCTCGGAGACCTCCAGGCATAGGTTCATCTGCATGTAGTAGTGGGGCGGTATCGATGCATGCAGCCGACTGCCACCCTTGCGCTTCCAGTAGGGGCACTTGACCTCAAGCAAGCCTTCCGACCCAATCAACCCGTCTGGTGAGCCAGCGAGCCATGCAGTGTACTTGTGGACGTGCAAGCCGGTGCCGTCCACCAGGTTGCCCGTATGCGCCGAGTATGCGAGGATGCCATTTGACTCGTTGCCAGTGCCCCAATCTGTCGCGACGTTCCCAGTGAACGTGTCAAGACCCATCGCACGGTTGTAGGCCTCTAGCCGAGTCGTCCACGTGCACAGCCCGAGTGCGGCTCCGACGTTCGAGGCCGTCAACTTACCCCGGCGAGCCGCGTGCCATGCTGGTGTGCGCTGTTGGAGCGATGCACTTGCCATGCTCAGTATGAGTATGAGTTCGGAAAATGTTCTAATGCTCTGTACACGTGCGCCATGCCATGGAACTGGGGTGCAACTGCTAAACAGTCTGTTCGTATCGGAGGTGGGGTTGGCACACCGAGTGAGGCTGCGACTCCGACTAGTTGGCCAAACTACGACGCGGCATACCTAGCTAAGCGGCTGGGTGCTGCAGATGATACTGAACGGCATGCTTACCGTAACCGCTACGACCCGGATGAGAGAATTAAGTTCCCGAGCAATGAAGCTCGTCAGGTGTACCTCGACAAAGTTACAGGCGATTTCCACAGTGAGGCGGATGAGTGTCTGAAGGCCGAGTTCGTCAGTTGGCTTGAGGGTACACACGAAGATAATGCTAAACCAGCTGTGTATCCAAACAGGCCCGGGCAGATGCAACGCAGAGCTCTGTTCCCGACGACCGAGGAGGCGATCGAGGAAGGTGAAGATCCTGTACTTGTACAGGCGGGTGGTAAGTTATCCGATTGGACACCGACGTGGTGGGGCACGAACCAGATGACACATTTAGACGGCGTGCGGGAATTCTTACGCGAGAAGAAGATCAAAGCCGAGGAGCATGAATTTACGATGAACACACTCGCCGAGTTCGGACCTAACAACATCGAACAAGCTTGGGTGTATTTCAAACACTGGGTGAAGGGACGCCCGGTAGCACCAGAGGTATGTGTCCATGGTAAAATCGACAGCGAATTCGTTAAGCGTTCCGATCCTGTCAGCATGGCCACGCCTCGAGACCAAGCACTTGA